ACGATGACAAGATTTATGTCCGTCAGTCTTGGCTTAATGATGCTTTGATGTGTCCTGAGCGTGCTCGGCTCATGGAGAAAAATCCTGAGTTGCGTCGTGAAAATGATTCAGCGATGATGGGTACGGCCTGTCATACGGCTATTGAGGCTATTCTTAATAATGAGATTGATGCCGGCGATGCCGGTGATTATGCGGTTCATGCGTTTCGTTCGGCTGAGCAGGACTTGTGGGCGCAAAACAAGCAGATCTATGTTACGAATACTGATCCTGCTAAGTGGGATACTCATATTCATTCGATGGCCTCTGCTTGGGTTCGTGATATTCTGCCCGTCGTCCCACTTGGTGGGGAGACGGAGCATAAGTTTGCTGTGCATGTCGGGTCGGTAAAGAATGCTCTTTATGAGTATGAGCTGTACTTTGAGGGCACTATTGATTATGTGCATCCTTCGGGTTTGTGGGATTGGAAAACAAGTGCTCGTAAGTATTCTGAGGTGGAGAAGCAGACCCAGAATATTCAGTCGGCTTTGTATGTTGAGGCAATGGTTCGGGCGGGTGTGCTTGAATATCCATCGAATTTTTCGTTTGGTGTGATGATTCGTAATGCTTCGTCTTCGGGTCAGGTTGTTTCGGTGAAGCGTACTGAGGGTCATGGTTCTTGGGTTATTCAGCAGGCTCAAGCCTTGATTAATGGTATTCTTCTTAGTAAGATTTATTTGCCAGATGAACGCTGGCTGATAAACGACCAGCACTTCCTGTGTTCTGATAGGTGGTGTCCGGTTTGGTCAATGTGTAAAGGAGCGCACATCAAAGGCTCCACTAGCGTCGAGGAGGCGTAATGGATAAGGACAGAGCAATTATCATGCAGGTTTGTGCGAAGATCGCAGCCGATATGACTGATAAGTCGTTGACTGTTGATGCTCGCATTGGTGAGTTTGCAAACATTTTCGGGTCGGTTTCTGAGATCATGTTGGACACCATTTATGGTTCTCCGCAGGGTTCGCAAGATCAAAATGCTCAGGCTGTGAATATGATGCGTGAAGCGTTTGGTGCTACTGAAGTTTCTTCTTCGGGTGGCGATATTCGTGTTGTTGGTAAGCAGCATGGTGATCTTCCGGATTGGTTGATTAAGGCTTGTAAGCGTGATGGTGTCACGAAGATTTATGACAACCGTGATTCGCTTGATAAGAATCCTAAGCGTCCTCACTTCAAGGCTGTTGAGGGTGAGAAGGCTTACTGGCCGCCTCGGTCTAAGTAATGCGTTTGTCGCCGGAAGATATTGCTGCCGGCTGGGATTTGGTGGGGAAGTCCGCTTCCCCACCTGAACCTGAGTATCGGATGTATTCTCCGTTGGCTGATGCTGCGGATTCGTTTGTTCGTTGGGCTCAGTCTCCGCAGGAACGTATCCATTTGGGTATTCCTCGAATTGATGCGGAGTTGCGTGGTATTGCGCCTGGTGAAATTGCGATGATGCTCGGGTTCGCTCATGGTGGCAAGACTTTATTGTTGATGCATGCGTTGCGTCATAATCGTGATAAGCATATTGCGATGTTCATTCCTGATGAGCCTCGTCAGCTTGTGTTGACTAAGTTGACTTGTATTCAGCATCGTATTGATGCTCGTGAGCTTGAGGCTCGGGTGGCTGCTGATGATGCTGATGCGATTAAGTTGTTGCGTCGTACAGCTGAAGAGGATTTCCCGAATCTTGCTGTGTTTGATCAGCCTTTGGCTGCTTCTGATATGGAGCGTGCCTATAACGAGGTTTGTGATGTTTGGGGTCGGGTGCCTGAACTAGTTGTTGTTGACTATTTGGATTTGGTTGAGGCTGGTGAGACTGTTCCGGATAAGGCTACTTTCTTGAAGGGTTTTGGTCGGCGTCACGATATTCCGATGCTTGTGTTGCATCAGACGTCTCGTACTGCTGGTGCTGATGGTGCGAAGTTGACCATGTCTTCGGGTTCGTACGGTGGTGAACAGCAGGCAACCAGTATTATCGGTGTTCGTCGCAAGAAGTATCAGATTGCTGCAGAGATCAATGAGTTGATTGAGAAACTTGATCGTTCGCATTCTGAGCGTGCTCAGGATCGTTTGGATTATTTGCGTAGCGAAGCCAGGATTCATGAGTTTACTGTGACGGTTTCTTTGTTGAAGAATAAGCGTCCAGCTGGTCAACTTGTTGATGATATTGATTTCGAGTTGGATACCGCTACGGGTCGGTTGACTGATCTTAGTGGTGCTTTGCCGACGCAATATCAGCAGGGTAATTTTTATGAGCAATCTTTCTAGTTCGGTTGATTTATTTTCTGAGCTTTTTGACGGTCGTACAGATGCGTACGGCACTTGGGATGGTGGGTCTGTCAAAGCTTCGGTGACTTCAGATATGTTCGCCTCACATTTGAACGGCGATTTCTATTTCGGGGTTTATCCGTTGCTTGACGACTCCACTGTCAAGTGGGGTTGTTCGGATATTGATGTTGATGATCTTGATGCGGCACGTAATCTTCAGACAGCTTTCTTTTTGAAGGGTGTTGTTTCTTATGTTGAGAAAACTCGACGTGGTTATCATGTTTGGGTTTTCGCTGATGATTGGGTGCCGGCTTGGATTATGCGTCGTGCGTTCCTAGCTGCCCACCAAGTAATCAATCTTCCTGCTAAAGAGGTTAATCCCAAGCAGGAGATTTGTTCGGGTTTGGGTAACTATGTTCGTTTGCCTTATCCGGGTGGCTGTAATGGTATTCCGGAGAACAGGTTTATGTTAGACGCTAATGATAATCCTCTTCCTTTAGAAGAGTTTCTTGATCATGCGTATGCGCATCGTGCAAGCAATATTGATCTGTTTCCCTTGGCTGAAATGTCCAAGGTTCAGCGTCGTAAGGTTGAAGTTCCTCAGGGTTTGCCCCCTGACCTTCAGGAATCTTTCAAGCACATCAATCCGTATATTGCCAACATTTGGTGGCATGGCCCGTTACCGGGTTCTGACCGCTCGAACACGCTTGTGCGTCTAGTCCACTTGATGCGTGAGCACGGCACGCCGATCAATCATGCCTATAATTTGCTTGTGGGCGCAGATCGTAGGTGGGGTAAGTTTCATGGTCGTGAGGATGCTGTTGAACAGTTGACTAAGATTATTGAGACGTGTTATGGTTCTGATGTTCCTATGTCGGAAGGGTTTCGTCCGTGAAAAAGTTTAAGTACAACCAAATTTTCAAGATTCGTCCTCGGGCAAAGCAGCGCCCGAGAATATCAAAGCGTGGTTTTGCGTACACACCCAAAGTGACGGCTTTGCATGAAGCTGCTATTGCTGAGATGTATAAAGGTCCGTTGTTTGAAGAAGGTGATTTGGCTGTTCGGTTGCGTTTTGTGCATGATCAGATTGAGTTGGAGATTGAGCGTGTGCAGCCGAATCCTGAAGTTGAGCAGCCGGTTAAGCGGTTACGTGGTGATATTGATAATTACGTTAAGTCTGTTTTGGATGCGTTGAATGGTGTGGCGTATTCTGATGATAAGCAGATTGTTGTTCTGTTCGCAGAGAAAGCTTAATATGATTCATGCTCTTGTTTGTTTACGTTGTAATTTCTTGGTTACTCATGACCCCAAAAAGTTGTCCGGATGCACTTGCGATCCGGATGCACCAACCTGGGTTGCTATCGAGCCAGATGGCCGTATTCTGAAAATGAGTGGCGCAGAGTATATGGCTCTCAGCGACGAGGAATAATGTCTAAACAAATTGATGAGGTTTTGCTTAAGGCTCACGAGCTGACCCACGGGCAGCGTCGTGAAGAATACAATCATCCGTTTGATGACTATTCTCGGGTGGTTGATATTTTTCGTGCTTTTTCGGGCGTGGAGTTAACTCCTGCCCAAGGTGCAATGTTCATGGTTTCCGTGAAACTTGCTCGTTTGCAAAATAACTATCGCAAGAATCTTTTGCATGTGGATAGTGTCATTGATGCCGCAGGGTATTTGTGGTGCTATGCGCAAATTGCAGAGAAGATGGAGCACATGACAGCATGAAGCCTTCTTCGAAGCCGTTTGATCGCAATCTTTACGAGGCCGATGATTCGGCTAAATATCAGATCATTGAGTGGTTGCGCTCACAAGGGGCAAAAGCGGAGTTGAATCCTGATCAGTTTGGTATTGATATTTTGACTGATTGGGGTATGCCTGATACCGGTATTGAGGTTGAGGTTAAGCATAATTGGCGTGGTCCAGTTTTCCCGTTTAAGACTGTGCATTTTGCTTCTCGTAAGTTCAAGTTTTTGAAGACGCACGAGATGGTTTATTTCGCCATGTTGAACCATGAGCGAACACATGTTCTTCTTGTTGATGGTGAGGATTTCAAGTCTGTTGTAACGAAGAACACTATTTATACGGAAGGTGAAACCTTCTTTGAGATACCGATCGATAAGTGCAAAATTGTAAAACTTGAGGAATAGAGACGTCAGCATTACTCCGTCCCACGCAGAGTCGTTCCGTGGGTACAGGAGGCCAGAAACGCCCATTGAGGCGTTGATGATGGCTGGCATCCTTGAAGAGCCTGAAGAGTCCTTGCAGGAAATCCAGCCTCTTCGGGAGGCTGTTGCTAGCTGTATTGAACAGTTGTCTGAGCAGGATCGTTTTATTATTGATGCGGTTAATTCTGAGATGATTTCTTTGGAGGCTTTGGGTAAGCGTCTTGGTGTTTCCAAGCCGCATGCTTGGCGTTTGCGTAATGCTGCTTACGCTAGGCTTGGGGTTCTTCTTGAAGCCAATGAGTTTATTCGTGAAAGATTGAATTTAGATGAAGATGAGACAGATCACAGTGGGTTTTGATGTTTCGGTCAGCGTGGAAGAAGTTGCTGAAGTTCTTGCAGCTGCGTTTGGCAGTGTGGATGTGGGTCAGGGCATTTCATCGAACGGTCTTCCCCCGGGGTACGTATATGTTAGAAATCAGAAAGCAAGGAAGAAGAATGTCTGACGACTGGATTTACAACATCATCCCCAAGGATGAGGTTGAGCGTATGAATGATGCTGCTTCCAAGCTCGAGTATCATATGTCGGGTGGCATCAGTATTGTTTTGAATTCTGATAATCAGTCGGCTATTGATTTATGTCGTTATTGGCGTGAGGCTCTTTACGGCGACAAGAACTCTTGGGTTAAGGTTGGTTCGTTTATGTCGGGTATTATCGCTACGATTGAGATGCATTTGCATGAGGAGGGTATCAATCCATATGAAGATTAAATCAAGCTGGCCTCTTGTCGCCATTCATTGGCAAGATGCGTATGATGGCGAGAACGGTTGGACGGAAGTCAAGACATATGAGCCGGAGCAGTGTACGGTGGTTACTGTCGGGTGGCTTTGGGAAAACTGCCTTGATGGTTATATGACCATTGTTGGTTCGTACATGCCTGATGAGGTTGATGATCCCAAAACCGTGGGTATGCCTGTTCACATCCCTGTTGGGATGGTGTTAAATGTTTATATTTTGGATCAGCCCGAAGTAATTATTCAGTCAAAGGACCAGAAGGAATCACCAGTTTCTGAAACGCCTCACGCATCTTCTTCGGATCGGAAGCCATTTCAGGGGAGACTTCTAGATGTATCCAATCTCCACCAGGTGCCCCGTGAATTGTTTCGGTCCGATATTTAGACCAAGCATCTCTGGTGCACATCCATGCCCTGCCCCATGGCTTGGGGAAGTAATCAAACATTGCTTCGATGCCTAACAGATCTGCGTTAGCTTGCAATATTTTTAATACTCTGATGGCGTCGGGTCGGCCGTTCTTTTTCCCTTTTTTCTTTTCGGGTACGTGCCTATAACTTAAATCAACAGCTCGACCTGTTGCGTGGACGCTGAGAGTTTCTTTGCCTCTCATTGGGCGTACGCCCCAGTCACCGTTGTTCCAAAGTGCACCGTTCCCAAGCTTGATTACTTCTTCAATGAATACTTTCATGCCGGGGCGCAAGCCTTTGGCTGCGCCATCTTTGTTGCCTGTGTAGGGTCGCTTTGCCATGTGTTCTCCTAGTTATATTTACGTACTGGTGATCCAAGGTAACCGAGCCAAGCGTTGAGTTGTGACAAGCCTTCTTTACCGAACAGTCTTTCTCCCTGGCCTACAGGCGGCACGCCAGCCCTAAGGATCGCTGCAAGCCTGTCTTGCGGTGTCTTAAACTCTGTTCCGGTGAATGCGCTTGCTCCCATTGCTTGTTCGACCGGGATCTTAATCAACGGATTGGCTTTGTTCAGGAACTCTACTGGATTGTAGAAAGCTTCTAGGTCTTTGCCAATTCGGTTGAATCCAATGTCTGGCATCAGGTACATACCTGTGCCAAATGGCAATCTGAAGCCACCCAATTCTTTTACGAATGGTGGAAGTGGCGTTTCGTTATCACCAAAGTTCCGTTTGAAAGATTCGTAGATCAAGTATGGTCGTGGATTCAGCCACATGTTTTGAATTTGCATTGTAAGGTTTCGGCTTGTCCACAGCCAGAACGGTACAATTTGTCGCATGACCTCATCAAACTGTGAAAGGTCTTCGTAGTCGAAGTAGAATCGTTTTACTCTAATTTGTGCGAGACCAACGTCGCCGCCTTTCACGGCGGTATCGAACGCTAATGCAAATCGCATGTAGTTGTCTGCTGCCTGACCGATTGCTTGGTTCTTTCTGATCAGCCAGTTGTCATAAATGCGTGCACCAAACTTTCCGCTGGTTGCTTCTTTGAAGGTTTCGGAGAAGATACCTCCACCCGATCCAAGCATGCCGAGGCGTGCCGTTTGCAAAGCCGGTACGAGTTCTTGTGGAACTGCTGAACTTCGCAAGAATTCTGCCCAGCTTGTTCCTGCTCGTTTGGCTTTCGTCCATGCCGCATAAATTGGGGTGATGGTTATCAGGTTGTCCATATTTCCGTCAGCCAATGTGTACGTAACTGCGTTTGCAATAGCGTTGCGCACATGGAATCCGGGTGAAAGAACTGCGAAAGCTTTCCAAGCTTTCGTGTAAGGTCCAATATAGTAAGCAAGTTTGCGTACCCATTCTGGGGATTGCATTCGTGATCCTGCTTCCCAAAGTTGCATAAATTCTGGTGAACCCTGCAACCCTGGATAGAATGTTCCAAGTTCTTTCCAGCCGGCAAAAGTGGTCATTGTTTGCCTGATGCCATCAGCAATCATTTCTGGTGGCACACCATCCACGATTACGCCTGATGGAAGCGCAATTCTTCCATCCTCAAGAAGTTTCCCTCCAGATGAAATCATTGCTTCTGCAGCACCAAGCATTTGGTTGTCAAACTTTGCTTGCCCAAACTGTGCGAATGTTTCAAAGAACTGTCGTTCTGCTTCAACTTGTGACAAAATAATTTTGTCGATAAGGTCCATTGATTTCTTGTCACCAAGGTATTCAGCAACTTTGCGTGCTTCCTTTAGTCTTTCTTGAACAAATTTGAGCGAGTTGTAGATATCTCCGCTTCGCTTGCTAACAGTTGCCAAGTCGCCAGAGTTGATATTGTTGATTTCAATATTGTTCTTCAATGCTTCAACTGTTTGTTCAAGCAGGTCTAAACCTTCTTGCACATTGGTCAATGCTTCTGGGTCGCCGGCATTGATTACTGCTGCAGCCTGATCGTATTGTGCTTCCAAGTTCCGTACAACAGCCCTTGCTCTGTCGAGCTCGGCCTGTTTTGCGCCCACATCAGAGGTGTTGGCGACCCTTTTGAGGTCGTTTTCCAGCAGTCTCAGGCCTTCTTCGTTGATGCCAGATGGTGTTCTGAGTTCTGGTGTCATAGGTGTTGGCACGGTTTCCAAAAGTCGTTGTTTTACGGCTTCGGGGGTTGGTTTGGCCTGCAAGCCAGTTCGTCTCCATACGGATATTGACCCATCTGGATTACGGTAGATGCCTTCTCGCACTGCTCTTTCTTCTGCGTTTTCAATGTAGTCGGAAAGACCGTAACCGCCATCTGGATCAAACTCGCCCCTTGGTTCGTCTTGCGACCTAATAGTGCGCTCCAAAACATTTTCCATGTTGTCATTTTTAGGTTGCTTGTAAGTCTTTGATCGTGCAACCTTTTTGGTTTTTGATTCCCATCCCTTAAGGAACTTTGCGCTTTCGTCACTAAGTCCAGTGGTGTCAAGAATGTATTCTTCTTTCGGCACAAGCCTGTTAAGCTGTGCTTTGCGCTCACGCAAGGCACGAGAAATCTGCACACCATCAATATCGATCTTAAATTTCTTGATTTCATCAAGCAATCTAATTTCATCTAAAAGTCTTTGAACAGACTTGCGTTCAAGTGGGGTATCCAAAACGGCCCTAATACGACGCTGAATCAAATCATTGTTATAATTCAGTTGACGCAACAACTCAAAACTTTGTTCCTGGGCTGCTGCATTAATGTTTTGTGTTCGATCTGGACCTTTTGTAAACTTCAACGATCCTGTTTCATCAATTTCTTTAAGCAGATTTGCGGCAATATCTTCGCCTTCTTCCGTATAACCAAGAAAAGCACCAGTTTGCCCCTTCGACATTTGCTGTTCTTTTGTGACAAGTTTGCCCTCTACTTCACGTTTCCAAATATTGAGTTCTCTAATAAGCTCATCAATTTTCTTGGATGATTCAGGGGTCCACTCATCAAATTCCTGAGCAATCTGATTCGCAGCATTATCAATCTCATCATTGGCAGCAGCCAAAGCATCGGCTTTGGTTTGTGGGTTTACCGACTTGCGACGAATGTCATCAGCAACAATACGTGCACGGAATTCTTCAATCTTCTTAAGATGCTGATATCCGTCAGTCTGCTCAAACGCCTTTTGAATTGCGGCCTTGCGTGTCTGCGCAACATTTGTGGGCGCAACAATATCTGGCCGCTCGGTCATGGTCTTTTGAACGAATCGCTTCAAAGCGTATTCGTCTGAGATTTCTCCACCCAATCGGGCAAACTCATCTGGATCTGTTTGCTGGAATATGTTTCGTGCATGCTTGACAATTGCATCCAGCTTGCGGCTGGTCGCCGTAGCGACCTCCGCCCCGGACATAATTGCGTCCCATTCTTCAGACGAGAATCTGATGCCAGGAAGAATGTCCGCAGTCCCATTCAGCTCAGAAACAATGTACGCAATGTTCGCCGCTTTCTGCTGTGCCTTTGCAATCGGGTATTCATCGCTATCAACAAGATCCCTGTATACCTGCTTCAAGAATTCAACATTTTTTGCATTCTCTGGAATGTCACCGGCCCCAGGTTGTACTGCACGCTGTACGCCCTCCGACCTAATAAGCACATCTTCGTATACCTGTTGCCCCATTTCGCCGTTCAACCAGGTACTTGGCATCATGTTATTGATGTTGTCTTCAAGCAATGCGATTTTGTCTGTCAGTCTGGAAAATTCTTTGCCAATTTCATCCGCCTGCAGATTGAGATCCGTTTTTGCAGCCAAAGCCGCATTATCAATAATCTCATCCAAACCGTTCAACATTTCCGCAATGATCTGTTTGACATATCCGCCGTCATCAGCTGAGTCTCTTGTCAAAACAATTCTCAGCCCTTCGGCATGGTGGGACTTCCATGATTCTGCGACAAGACGACCAACGTCTTGACCATAAACACTTTCAGGAAACAATTCAATAATTTTCTTTTCTACATATTCTTCGAGAAGTTTTGGATTATCAAAGATGCGCTGGACAGTTGCCTTAAAGCGTTGACCCAAAGTACCTTTTGCCGCCGAGTCACCAAACTCTTTCACAAGCTTTTGCTTGGCTGCACCGTACTTAGAGTCCACTTCGGCCAAAGCACCATTAACAAAGTTCAAGTCTTCTTTCGCTCGAGCAAGATCAGCCCTATAGGCTCTTGCTGAAGCTTTTTGCCTAGCAATAAAGTTTTTGAACGCAGCACGCTGCTTGGGCTTAAGACCATCAAGTTCTTTTGTTCTTGCAGCCCTAACATCTGCTGGTGCATTTCTTTCACGGCTAAGTTTGTTTGTCTTATCAATCTCGTCAATAAGGTCGTCTCGTGTTTTGCGTGCACGCTCAACCATTTTGTATCGGCTAAACGGATGATCGATTCGGTCGGTGCGCCCATAAATGTTTTGTGAATCCGTCAAACGTGACAGCAATTCAACATCGTTATCTCTAACGGCTTTTGCCAAAATGGGTTCTGCTTTACGTCGCAGAATTTCATCAATTACATCGTCGCCAATTTGCAGGCCATATTCATCAAATACGGCTTTGTATTGCAAATATTCAGTAAGTGCTATTTGAGCGTGAAGCATGTCGACCAAATCCTGAACAACTACTTTGGGATTTCCCTTGCTTCCTATATTTTTGAATGCTGTTTGCCACACATCGGCAAGTGTTGGTTTTCCGCCACGCTTCCAGATTCCGTTATTGAAATCATTAACAAAACTGGAGTCATTGCTTGCTATGCGAGCCCAAATGTATCGGGCAATGTTTTTCACCTGTTTTTCGGTAATGGCATCAAATGTTTCATCGCTGAATGACAACAAACTGTTCATAACATCTGCATCGTTGCCAAGGTTGGCGACAGCCTGTGCTGTGGTCGGGCTCCAGTTTGAATTCCCAACCAATGGCTTGCCTTTCGGCATGCCTTTGAGTTTTACAAAACGACTCATAGAATCGTAGAGGCTTCCAGCATTTACTTCGCCGGCGTTAATAAACGCAGGCAGAATATCTTGCACATCACCAAGAGAATCAATCTCTCTTTCAAATCTAGCAATACGCCTGGCGTGATCAGCAAAATCGTTTACAAGTGCAAGAATTTCTTTTTTAGGATTAGCCACCCATTGAGTGGATATTTCTTTTCCAAACTTATCTGATACCTTAGGACCAGGCAGCGGATCAGCTGACATTTTCTTCTGAATCTCAGCAACCCTGCTAGCCAAACCAGCATACTCATCAGCAAGCTTCTGACGCTGAGCAATAACAAGCGTATTGTTTGATAGACCATCAACATTTTCCAGCATGTCATCAAATGCGGCAAAGGTTTGTTGAACAGCCTGCGAAGCAGCCTGTTCCTGCTTCAATGCCTCATCAAGGTGGGCCACAATCGCAACAAGATCCTGGTCCAATACCTCTTGGCGAAGCAAGGTTTCTTTGCGTCCACGGAGAGTGCCGGTAAGAGCCTCAAGTGTGGATGTTGAATGCTCCGCTGCTTCGTTGGTTACACGTGACCAGTTCCTGAGTGATTCAACACTGTCTTCAAATGCTTCTTTGGGACGCAACACCAAAGCTGTGCGCACATAGTCTGGGTCTAGTTCAAATGTTTTGTCCAACCATGCAACCATGTGCGGCATGCGTGTTGTAAACTCTTCAATCATGTCAAAGGTGGCCATCTGTTCACCGTATTGACGGATGTATCCGTTCAAGATTTTTGCCATGTCGGTTTCAAAAATGTCAAACGTAATTGGTTCACGACCGGTCTTACCAATCCAAGCTTCCGTTGGATTACGTGCCAAAGTATTCAATGTGGCGTTATCCATTTGTTCTGGTTGCAGGGTGTGACCGAACCATTCATCTCCTGGTTGCAATGTTCGTCTTCGGAATGATTGACGTCTGCGTGAATCAATTGGTGGACCGTAAACCATTTCGTCAAATGCATCATCACCAACAAGTTGCCTATATCGGGCTCCTTGTTCGGTTTCAATACGTGGAACATAACCCTTAACATAACCGATTGGGCTTGCTCCAACTTCTTGCGCCCTTGCATCAAGCTTCAGGCGCAAATCATCAAGCACGGCCCTGAGACGAACAGCCTTGTCAATATCACCTGCTGTTGCACCCGGAACAGTGCTCGGATCCACAACATTATCCATGTACAAGCGCATATCTTGAGTTGTGTTAAGAACGTCATCAAGTTCGTCAGCCAATGCATCGGATGTTGAACTTGAATATGCTGCAACATTAATTCGCTTATTATCTAAAATCTCAAGATAGGTCAAAGCATTATCGGCATCGATCGGATCCAAACGTCCAGACGCCAAAGCAATTCTTGCATCACGAACAAAATTTGGACCCAATTCCTCAATTCTTCCAACACCTCTAGGTGTTATTGCACGAATCAATGGTTTCATGGCATCCGAATTAACCGCCCCCAGGCGCATCTTCGTAATACCTTTTTCCAAAAAGAAACCCAACTTATCGCTCTTTGGAACCTTAACCCTAGAACCAAAATAATAAACCCCAGGTCCCCTAATGCCAATATCATCAGCAACAAACTTTGGTAAAGCACGTTTGCCTTGAGCTGCGATATCTCGCACCATTTCAGAGATCATGTCCTTGCTCATTGCACTAGCAGCAATGTGACCGTCTCTAGCCAGTTTCTCTACACGTGCTCTTGCAAAACTTGCCAGTTTCTGGCGTCCTTCACGACCAACAACTGTTCGACCAAGAATGGATCGAGTCTTTTGAACCCTACCTGCATCATCAACAAAAGTTGCACCCTTAGCAACGGTTCCACCCAAAGTGGCATATGTTAATGGATCAAGTAATGTGTCTCCAGCAAAACCAACGATACGACCCAACCAACCCTTCATCGGGAAAGCTTTACCAAAACCGTAGGTTGAATCTTTCGTCTGATTAAACCAATCCCCCCAACTACCCTTGGTATTGGGATCAGAATCAAGAACATCAGCCACTTCTCTCACAGTTGAAATAATGGCATTACGAGGAATGCTGAGAACCTCAAGAGGTTTTAAAAGTTTGCCCAAAACGTCAGGACCATCCTTGGCCAAATCCTTAACTTCGGTTGACAAAACAACCTTGCCCTTCTTTGTGGGCGCAGACACGGGCACATTCTTGGCTGTGTTCAGGACATTCAACAGTTCACTGGTTTGTCCTTGGGGACGACGAATACCAGTCGTCCCAGGAATACTGGCTTTGGTTCCCTTTTGGGATTGACCAATCTTTTTTAGATTCTCCAGTATGAATTGTTCGTTGTTTGCATCAGCCATTCGTCACTTCATTGTTTTGCGTACTGCAAGGTTCCGTAAAATATCTTCCATCGTTGGGCTAAGTCCAGCCGATGTAAGAGCCCCTGTAATGCCCTCAGCCAGTTTTGCTGCCTGAGCCATCCTGTTTGATGCCGTACCAGCCCTACGGGCCTCCACGGCTTCCTTCTGGGCAAGATAAGACTTCTGTGCGGCAGTCTGACCTACGTCCACAAGAGACATGAGGGGATTTTCGTTCAACTTGTTTTGGGCAGAATTCTTGGCAAACTTTGCAACTTCTTTTCTCCAATTAGTTGGACTGAATTCACGTGCACGCTTAATAACATCCGGATTACTTTTCTCCATATCCGTAAGCTTCTTGAGCATTTCCTCTCTATTGAGGATCATCACATCACGACCAAACTCTGAACGAATATTCTTCAGTTTGGCATCTTCGGCCTTTTTGGCTTCATCCATGCCCTCAAAAATCTTTGCAAACTCCTTTGGCGCATACTTGTATGCATCCTGCGGAGTGAACTGCTCATTTAACCCACGAAGACCCTGTTTCTGGAAAGGATCTTGTTCCAAACTTAAATCAAGCATTTTTGCACGAACAGCCTGCGATTCCTTTGCGAGATCGGAAACAAACCTTGACCATTCTTTGCTAGAAATCTTTCCACGAAGTTCCTTGTCGTTTTCAATCGACCAAGGTGCTTCACCGGCCTTAATACGGCTAGCCGCAATCGCCCTAGGCGAATTAGGGCCCTCAGCGGCCGCATACAACATCGTGGGCGCAAGACGCTCAAAAAGCTGTTCCTCAGTGAACTGTTGCTTGGGTGTATAGGTTCCGGTCAGCAAAGCGAGAACTGGGTCAAAGGCGGCGCTGGAGGGGTCGCCAAGCTTGTTTGCCTTAAACATTTGGGCAATTTGTGCTAAAACCTTTGGATCCATACCAAATACCTGATTCGTTACCCTTGGAACCCAATACCACCAAGGATTGACGCCAACTCATCAACCCCCTGCTGGAACTGCGCCTCCGTGGTATTTCCACCACCAGCCCTAATCGTCTGCTCAAGTTTCGTCAAAGCGCCACCAGCCCCAGAACCATTAGGAGGGGCAATGCCGGCCGCAATAAGAGCATCCACAATGGCCTGTCGCCTTGCTTCGGCAGCCTGTTCCTGATCAAACTGGGCTTGAGCAGTACGCTCAGCCAAAGCGGTCAAAGCATCCTGACGTGACCTAGCAGCCTGCGACTGGTAAGCCGCACGTTCCTGACCCAACTGGGTGCCAGCAAACGCACCAGCAGCCTTGGCTTCAGCCAAACGAGACAAATCAGCCTGACGAGACGCACTAGCAAGAAAGTCCGCAAGCGTATTGAATGCCCCAGCACCCTGCTGCCCAGCAAACTGTTCTGCCTGAATTTGTGCCGCCACTTCAGGTGCCGACACACCATACGCACCCAACATCTGGGCCATCTGATCCTGTGGAGCAGTAACCTGCTGTGTCAAACCAGCAAATGCGTTGTTCGGGTTTTGGTTCAGGTAATCTGTGAGCGCATTGTATGCACCGGTTGTCAAACCGGATGCCGTGTCATATCCGGCACCAATGTTCTTTAAAACATCGCCATAAATCGATTCAATACCAGTCTTTGATGCGGCATCCATCTTGCCAATCCTTGCCAAAGCTGCGTCCACATCTCCACGGTACGAACCATTTTGAAGTTGCTGAATCATGAGATCGTACGAGCGTTGCTGACGTGCTTTTTCTTCAGCGTCCTGCGCTTTCTCATACTGCCACTTCTGCAATGCAAGCTTGTCAGATGCTGACAGTCCGCCGCCACCTGAACCTCCACCGCCAAGACCAAGTGCTCCAGCAATATCAATGTTCACATTTTGTGCAGGTCTCGTGTCAATTCCTTGACCCTGAAGATATGTTGCACGTTGTGCAGGATTTAAAACGTCAAGATTGGTTCCGTAAAGACCACGGTTCAGGATTGCGGAAGCACGGTCAGCCGTGCCACGGCGTGTGTCGGCAATTTGTGTAGCCGTCGGATCAACATATGAGGCAACGGGAATTGTATTATCCGTTGACGGTTGGGCAGTCGGAAACACTTTGATACGATTTGCTCTATATGCGCTACGACCTGGGGTTCTCTGGTTTTCTGCCATGTTATGCTCCTGCTCTCAAACGAAGAAGCGCCAAAGCGTCTTCTCGAATCTGACGTGCTTTGTCGGTTTCAAGATCCTGCAAATCCTGAGCGTACTGTGACCGCAACTGACGATTCTGCAACTCTGCTTGAGCAGCAGACATATCCAGTTCACGCTGCAAAGCAGAAGTATCTTCAACACGCCTGCGTGCATATTCTGCCATTGCCTTACGGAAAGCACCACTTTTAACCGATGGTGCCAATAGTCCACGACGACCGTAACCTGCTACAACCCGAGGGGCACCCTCGTTGTATTGGCGTTGCAAATCTGCAAGATTGCGTTGACCACGTTGCTGTGAAATAAACTGGTCATATACATTCATTGCCGACGGTGCGGCAATGTTCTGCATTGCAGCACGCCGACGTGCTTCAAATACGCTAGCGTCGTATGCCATAAACTGGCCTTTCTCGATTGTCATTTCGTCGCTTCATCTGTTCCTTAAGATCTTCAACTTCTTTGTTAAGTCTGGAAATTTCGGACACAAGCGAGGCAACAATGGCCCTAATCGCTCGAGCATCAGATGACTGCAAAGTCGTCAGGGCGGGGATTTGGAGTTCGTACATCATGAGAAAATCTGTGCACCCAATACAATTCCAGAGTCATCGCCACTAGCACCCAAAGATGAAATGACTGTCGGGTCAATCTTCAACTGCGTAATTGCCCCATCGGCAATTGAGTTTGTGGTAATGGCACCAGCCGTAAAATTGGTGCCATCCTGAAGATTGTCAACGAACAGTTTGACCGCTGTGAAGTTAGCATTGACCTCAGCAGCCTCAGCAATGTTTCCATTGGTAAATGTGTGTGGGATTGTAACAGCCATTAGCCACTGACCTTTCGTGCATTGAATTTGTAAGAAATGCTGTCAATGCCCCAATACTTTCCTGATGGGCCAGTGAACAACAATTGGACCGAGCGAGCCAACCCAAGGTTGGATCCACGCATAACCTGTGCCCCCTGGGCCATTACACCCCAGGAACCGTAACCCCATGCGCCAGCACCCCAAATCATTCCGGATGCCGAAGCAGGAATATTGATAACAAACGTTTTGCGTTCGTTGCCGACCGCTTCCTCAAAATTATGGTACACCTTTACGTTAAGCTGTGCGGTAGAATTAATCTGCTTAACAACAATGTCGGGTCTACGCCACATCTTCTTTTGAGAATATGTGCGACCATCAATCCAACCTGTGCGATAATAGGTTGAGAAACCGAGATTAGTTCCACCAATTCGGTCATTCACCTCGCTGTAAAGGTCAACTTCCATAACTCTTGGTTGTGTTGCATGAATGGCCAAAGCCCTAGGTACGCCAGTTGTATCTGTCCAGTCAACCCCACCTACTACAGCTTTGCCATCTGCTGTTGAATGCTTGACCCAAGCACCATTGTTGATCGAAGGGTCGTAAACAAAATTTACAGTCGCATCCGTAACGCTAGTGGTAACCGAATACGGCATCGCCAACCATACACGACGATTGATAAACGAAACAGAAATTTTGTCTGTTTCAGAATTGTTAACATGCCCTAACGGATAAATTGGTTTGATGTTGTCGGACAACTCAAGAATGTTTGTTCCATTATAGTAAAACAAACCCTGTGGATGCGAGTAAAAATAAACTCCTGTTTCAGCAACAGCCATATGATGGTGGCTTGCAACACCAAGTTTTGATGTTAATTCAACAACCTGAAAGTCTGTGCCATCGTAACCATACACAACATAAATGGCTCGTGGCTTAAACACCACAAGTTGACCAGCAACGGTAGCCATACCGGTAACACCGGTTCCGCCACCTTCAAAATCAATGTAGTCGTCCTGCATCCAATCTTCAGGCAGGTTTTCATGCGACCAACGAACACGATTCGGATAGGTCACAGAAGCCTCTGTCGTGTTAGCTGCAAACATCTTGTTGGCGTGAACAAGAAGATGCTCAGCCGTTGGCATCTTCCCACCAGTAGGAGTATTATATGCCTGCCAAGGGTTCGGGTTGACGCCAGAGGCAGTCAACGCTGTCGCATACGTATCAGTCGTCTTCCACTTGTATCCACCGTTGCCAGCAGTTCCCATGCACATGTACATCGTGTCACTCCATTGAGCCATACATGCACCATGGGACGACAAAGAAGTCACATCATTTCCAGCTGAATACTGAAGAGTCGTAAAGTTCCCACCAGTCGACTTATACACTTTGCTTGAAGCAGTCAACATGATTGTGGGCGTAGTTCCAGAAAAATTGTAAAGCCGTTCAGGGTTCCACGAACCAGTGTGAGAAATAGCTGTGCTATTTATCTCCCGTATTGCACCACGGGTAAACAAACCGCCACGTGGATCAATTTCCACATTAAGCATATCTGGCGACTCGTTCCGAGTCAGCTGGAATTGATCTGAACGTAGGTTCAGACCTCCAGTAAAATCATCGTAACGCTCTACGGATACTGCGCTCATTGTCCAAGAGTCGCCCCAAGCGTCTGCAACCAGCGACGCATAGTTGGATAACGCTTGCCACCGGACATAACAACAGGTTGTGCGCTTGAAGCTTTCATCAAGTCACGTCTAGCAAATGCGACTCCTTCTTCAAAGGAGCGCATGTACATCGCACTCAACTCTGCGTCTTCCTGACGCTGATAAACACGTGCCAAAACAAAATACGGGAGAATGGCATGGAACCATTCATCCAAATCAATATCGTCATCCGGACTGGTCAACCAGTCGTATGACGGGTTCCGGTATGCACGAATCAACAAAGTATAGGTTGTATCTGGTTTCGGCCACAGGTGGATCTGCTTTTCCCAAATTGAAAAGAAATACGGTCGGCTTGGTGTGTCGGTATTCCCGAGCCAAACCTCTTCCGCATTGTTATGGTCAATCAAAGTAAACCTATTGCCAGATGAACTTGTGTCAACAATTGAAATGATTTCTCGAATATCACCGATGTTTTCAATCAGATACGATCTGATGCCTGCGGACGTTGAGGTTGTGAACGTTGTTTGCAAATATGGCCAGCGACGCTCCAAGGCGTAAATGCGCTGAAAACCTTCCTTGGCAAACTGGTCAATGACGGAATCGGAAAGATCCGTTTCGTCCAGATCGGCCATGGCACGAACCTGATCCCGAAGGGTATTCAGGGTAATCACTTAGCCAGCCCTTGTGAACGCAGATGCCCCACACAGTAATCAGTTCCTTTGGCCTTTGGGCCCTCACAGGTATCATCGTTGCCAATGCAACGATTACGGCCCACATAGGGGCCGGATGGTGCCGCAATCTTCGCATTCTCTGTATATGCGAGGCGTTGTCCCGAAACGGGTGCACCGTAAAGCGAATGGGCTGGTTGAGCGTTTTTCATCATCAACCAATAGCCCTATTTGTTACCTTCCCCCAGTGTGGCCTGAGGGAAGGCAACAGACCTACTGATTAATACTTGGAACGACCGCCACGTGTCGTGCCACTGATACGACGCTTAGAAGCATCAGCCTTGTCGGCCTTGCGGATCTGCTGTGCCTTGCCAGCAACAGCCTTGCCCTTGACCTTTGGCTTCTGGCCAGGAATTCCGATGGTGATCGCACGACCGGTGCTGTACGTGCCACCGATGCGGAAATCGCCCTTCTTCTTGAACTGGCTTGGCTTGCTGTTCTTGCTCTTTGACAGTCCCTGCTTCATGCGGTCTGCCGGCTTACGGTCTCTTGCCATTGGCTTTTCTACTCCGTTGTCTAGTATCCGATAATAACTTGGCATTTCTGTTACTTACCTTGCATTTTTCTTGATTTGATTCTTTTTCTTATTTCTTGGCTTGCCCTCTTTTACCCCCATGTTTGCTTCTCGTCTCCTGCGAAGAGAAACACCTACGGCATCAGTTGGGCCACTGTAGATTCTTTCAAAGTTTCGATAATCGGCACCATCTTCCTCATATCGAACCCTTCCCATTGAACCTTCAAGTTTTTCCATATTTCTGCCATAGGCAGGGTTCCAGGGACGACTGGGCCCCTTTCCTGGGTAGGGCATGTTGTATGAAGTCTTGATATCGGAAACACGACGACGCTGACGATAAGAATCATCAGTGTTGTGTCCGACCCTTGCTTCAATTGCCGATGTTTTGGGTTTTCTAGCCATTTGATTTCCTTTCGGGAATCAGGGAGGGGGTTTCCCCCCTCCCCAATCTTAACACCCCTAGGACCGTTAGGCGGTCTTTGCGGTGAGCTTGCCCTGCTTCGCACGGTTGCGGACCGTGAGGTTGCCGTAGCACATGATGAGTGCGTAACGAGCATCGAGGTTCTCTGGGCGGACGAAATCCGTCTGCTGGAACCACTTGCCCGAGTGACCGACAAGCGTGAGGTACTTGCTGTTGAGGAAGTACACAACACCTGCGGTGCAATGCACATCGTACGCAACAGGAGCAGCCTTGAACAGCAGGTTCTGGAATCCAGCATCTGCGGTCTTGGTGTCCGTGTAGCGGAGCTGCGGCTGCAACAGAGCCTCGTACTTCTCAAACAGGGTCTGAGTCGTGAGGATCATGTCTGGGTGGTCGTTACCAACCGACACGCTGTTGTAGGCGGTGGCCATCTGTGCGAGGGTCAAAGCACCTGCGGTGTTTTCCTCGTACGAACGCCAGAAGTCGTTGCCCTGGCCGTTTGCCGAGTTGATTCCACCAACGGTGTTGCCGGACTCAACAAGGTTTCCAAGACCGTTCCAGTTCTTGCCAGAGTTGCCGGTGCCATCACCGAAGAACATCTGGTTGAAACCTTCACGCATCGACTCCTCAGCCTGCATAATCTTCGCCTCAAGGAGGTTGATGATTGCGGCTTCGCCGTTGTTCTTCGCCTCTTCAATACCGGAGATTGCGATGGATGCAGCGTACTGCTTCCAGTCAAACTCGGCAGCGGACATGCCATCCTGGGCAGTCAGCGAAATGGTGTCGTAACCGCTGTACGATGCAACGGTGCCGTTCTGACCGTAGATCAACGGTTCAACGATCTTCGTTCCACCATCAACCATACGAATGCGACCCTTGTCCATGAGGAAGTAGGTCAGTGGGCGTGCAGTGAACACGTTGTCCGTGAGCTGTGCACGATAGTTTGCCAGCGTAGTGCTGAGCAACGCATCAAAATTGGCGTTACCTGGCATGTTGTTTTCTCCTTAGAGTTTGGTCCTAAACGCTGTGGATCCGCTTAGCGGATTCAAAAGCATCTCGGATAGATGAAATGGGTTTTGCCGATACATCTGCCGAACTCGCCGTGGAGCCTCCAGAGACAACCGCCGCTTGACGCTTAGCACCAGTAATCTGCTCAGTTTCCTTCGCTGCCTTCTCACGAATTTGGCGAATTGACTGCGCATCCTCGTACACTCTGTCAAAAGCGATTTGCTTGTAGACCGCCTCTAAATCGGAGGTTCCCATGAACAGGGCCTTGGAAACAACTTCATTAGCGTCGAAATCAGAGCCATATCGGTTCTGAAGCGTTTCGATAGTACGTTCCAACTCCTCCATCGCCTGAGCTTGCTCAAACGCTTGGACTCGCTGTTCCAACTGTCGGAACTGCTTCTCCACCGGATCCAAATCAAGTTCCGCCTCATCAGGGACGGATTGCTCGTTGATTCCGTAATGCTTAGAAAGCAGTTCCAGCGTCTCCTTGGGGTTGTTCTGCAAAGCTTCTTGCAAAGCAGCACCAAATTGAAGCTGTCGCTTTTGCTCACTTAACTCCTGCGTCTTACGGGTATAATCCGCCTGACGCTGGTAGCCAGAAAGCGCCTCTTTCAAAGGAACTTTTATCTCTTCACCTGCAACGGTCACGGTCACATACTTGTCACCGAACTCATCAACAGGAAGAAGATCAATCTGCTCTTCTGTCAGAGTTTCAACTACATCTGTAACTTCCTGCGGTTGTCCCTCCGGCTGAACTTGCTGTTCAACTACAGGGGCCGATTCGGTCTCGACTTCATTGCTAACTATGTCACTCACTTGAGTCCTCCATGGGTTGCTCTACACCATAAGGAAGTTCGTTACATAACTGGTGGCTGTGGCATCCCCTCGGGCATCATTTGGGCCAACATAGCTGGGTCCATCGGCATACCACCAGGTGCTGGTGGCAATGCCTCAGGCATCGGAGGAACCGGTGCCGGAGCCGGTTCAGGTGCTGGAGGGGGCGGAGCCATAATGAATCCAGCAGCAGACTTGATACCAAAACCCTGCTGAAGCACATAAGTTGCCAGCTTCGCCATGTCCAAGATTCCTGCCTGAGCAAATGGAGCCATTGCGTCCACAACCTGGAGTGCCATCTGTCGGCGGAAGGACTCGTTGACTGGCTGGGTTGATCCGCCCTCAACTTCGAAGTCAAACTCGCCTTGGATGTAGTCTCGGTCAAAGTCCACCCAGACATTGGTGGCGTCCTTGCCTGCCACACGTACAGCCTGCTCACCGGTCATGTACTGTTGTGCCAGCATAACCAGTCGGCGTGCCGCATCGGCAATCGCCTTCTCAATGATCGCCAGCTTGTCTGACGCTCTAGCGTTGGCAGCATCTTGGATGATGCCGGCTTCTGTGGCCGTACGGCGGATTTCAGGGAGAGCGCCTCGGGCGTACTCTGAGATTCCGGAGATACGGTCAATGTCATTGGTGATCAGCGACGACTGGTTATAGAACTCTGGTGGACTGATGACCGCAGGCATCGGCGCAACCACGCCACCCAATCCTTCTTCTGAAATAACTGGAACCAGCACGTTGTCCTCATCGGACTCGAGCGCACTGCGACCTTCGGCATCAAACGCCGACTCCTTGTACAGCCATTTACGGGAGAACCGCTTGCGGTGGTTCATCATTTGGGTACGTGTCTCGTTGAGTTCCATCTGGAGTGGCTCAATGGCTTCCAGTTCACCCATTGGGTAGAAGTGTTCTGGAATCTCGTAGTTCCTGAGCATGACAAACGGATGACCGAAAGCGAACGGTATTTCGGTTGGTGTTACAAGGAACTTGTCGCTACCATCACAGAATATTGAGATTGTTCCACGATCAATGTCGTAGAACTCCCAGATCTCCACATAACCGTCTTCGGCTTTTTCGCTTCGTCGTGGCATGTTGCCATCCTGGCCCCACTTCGTGTAGTGGGAAGGAGAGGCTTCTCTGCGTGCCTGAGAGTTGTAACGCTTGTCTTTTTTAACGTCCGTTAACGGTCGGCGGATTCGCTGTGCGATCCACCGCATGTCGGAAATCGACGTCGCATCGGCATCAACAAAAACATCAAATGGGCTAATACGCTCAACAAATGGACGGTCCTCGGTGATAATGATTTCCGATTCCGTGATTGATTCCGGTGCTGCAAGCTCATCAGCTGTATCGTACTCTTCGCCTTCGGTCTTTTCAACAAAACGATAACCAGTCTTCAACCAGCCGTGACCAACAATAAGCATGTCCTTGACTGCACGACGAAACTCGCTCTGGCACTCATAGTGCCTCCACCAATAGTTGACGACCTCTTCGGTCACAATCGCCTTCGGGGCATCTTCATAACGGCGTGCGTTAACCGTAATCTTCGGATGGTTCACCGACACGCTCGGCCAGATGACGTTGATAGTTGCAAATGCATCATTAATCAACATCCGATCTTCGTCGGAGCTGTTCAGGAAGTGCTTACCACGATACATGTCGATCATGCGCTTCCAGGTTTTATCGTAGTTATCTTCACGACGCCAACGACGTGACTGTTCAATCTTTTCCCGATATCGGGTGATAAGTTCTTGGTTAGAGATTCTTGCCATCGTCTTGTCCTTCGTGCCAACCAATATGGTTGTCTAATTTGCTTCCGATCTTATCTACCTTGGTACCAAGCATCCTTAACAGGATTTGACCCTGTTCGTGCTGTGAGGTGTTTTCTTTGCGTAGTTTCTGAAGTACCACGACCAGCGGACCTGATATAACAGCGACCGCAATCGGCACCCAGATCGGTTCCACATCACATCCAATTCGTCACAGGCTCGGCGTTGTAACCATTAATCTTGGCGTCCTCAACAATTTTATGTTGACGTTCCTTAATGGTTGGTCCATGAAAATCTTCCTGACCATGAGTAAAACCCAGGCGAATTGACTTCACATGGCATTTAAAGCAAACAGAACCCCTTCTCGGGAGTTCGTCTGCATCAAACTCGGTCAAACACTCTAAACAACGGAAAGTTTTCATCGATAATAGGGGATTTCGTTACTCAGCGACGTTAAACGACCCGATTTTTGCCGGCTTATCGGGCATATTCTTGACAATATGGCGTGCCCACCAATCCAAAGAGTTCTTTCTGGGCTCCAAATCATTCCTGTACTCAGGCAACCAAACATACTTCAACATCTGGTTAGCGATCCCCAAAGACATAACCCGGTCATCATGCGGAGAACCATGCATTTTCCCATTCGCCTCACGAATAAAGG